ATTACCAGCAGAAAATTTGTGAAGACTTAGAACATAGAATTGTCGGATTTTGTGCAGGTTATGGAGCAGGTAAAACAAGAACCCTATGTGCATGGTCTACCCTTTGTGCTCTTGATAATCCCGATACGGTTGGGGCTGTTTTCGCTCCTACTGGGGCTTTGGTTCGTGATGTTTTGCAACGTGCTTTGGAGGAGTTTTGGGAGAAGCACGAAATTAAATTTGAATACAGAGCTTCCCCACTCCCTGAGTACAAATTAAATTTGCCAAATGGTGAAGTTACTGTTCTTTGCCGTTCGATGGAAAATTACAACAGGATCATTGGAGTAAATCTATCTTTTATAGGTTCAGACGAATTGGATGTAACAAAAAAAGAGGTAGGAGCTAAAGCTGTTGAAAAATTTTTAGGCAGATTAAGAGCTGGGAAAAGAAGACAATTAGGTTTGTTTTCTACTCCCGAAGGTTTTGGTACGTTCTATAATTTGTTTGTCCGAGAAGGTCACAAGGAAGATCGAGCACTCTTTAAAGCTCGAACGGCTGATAATCCTTACTTGCCGCCTGACTTTCTACAAGCATTACTTGAAAACTATCCAGCTTCTTTAGTTAAAGCCTATACAGAAGGCGAATTTTGCAATCTTCAAACCTCAAATGTCTACTGTCGGTTTGATCGAGCAAAGCATGTAACTGAAGAAATGCCCGACCACTCAGAAGAAATTATTAGGGTTGGTTGTGATTTTAATGTTGGTAACTGCAATGCAGCTATCGGGGTAATCAGCAAAGGACATCTATACATTTTTGATGAGATAGGTGGAGCACATGACACAGACTCAATGGCTGACCAATTGCGAAACAAATTTCCACACAGTACGATTTACGCATATCCAGACGCTTCAGGTGGAAACAGATCAACAAATGCTGCGAAAACCGACATCCAAATTTTGCAGCAAAGAAAAATTGTCAACTTGTCAGGTGCAAGCAATCCTTACGTCAGGGATAGAGTTGCAGCAGTACAAGCAATGCTCTGCAATGGGAAAAATGAAGTAAGACTACATATTCACCCACGTTGTAAAAAAGTTATTGAGTCCTTAGAGCTTCAAGCGTATGCAGAAGATGGCACACCAGAAAAGCACACTGGGCTTGATCATATGGCTGACAGCCTTGGTTATCTTATTTGGAAAGAGTTCAATCCGTTACACATGAATTCAGGTAGAGGTACAGGAATTAGGATTTATTAAAACTCTTGTTTAAACTGTCTACATAACTTAAGAGGTCATTGTGTATAGCGGAACTAATTTTTATAAAAAAGAAAAAGCTGGTGTAGTTACAGATATAAATGATCCTAATTCTGCTTGGCAAAATATGGAGGCACATTGGCCTTTAATAGAAGATTTGCTGGGTGGTACTTATGAAATGAGAAGGAAACACAGAAGATATTTACCACAAGAACCCAGAGAGTTGGATCAAGCCTATGACAACAGGCTCAGTAGATCCGTTTGTGCACCTTTTTACCAGAGACTTGAAAGAATGTTGGCTGGAATGCTAACTAGAAAACCAGTTAGATTAAATGACACTCCAGACATAATTAGAGAGCAGCTATTTGACGTTGATCTGCAAGGTAATAATTTAGATATTTGGACTTATGAAACTGCAAGAAAAGTAATTAGGTATGGACATTGCGGCGTTTTAATTGACGCTCCTTCTGATGCAAATGGCAGACCCTATTGGGTTACATATACACCCAGAGACATACTTGGTTGGAGAACAGAAATAATTGATGGCACTCAAAAACTTACACAACTAAGACTTCTTGAAAAAGTAATTGAGCCTGATGGCGATTATGGAGAGAAAACTGTAGAGCAAGTAAGACTTTTAACTCCTGGTGCTTTTGAAATACATAGAAGAGATGATGGTGGAGATTTTCGTCTTTTTGATGAAGGTAATACAACTATTTCTGATATTCCTTTTTCTGTTGCCTATTCAAACAGAATAAACTTTATGGAATCACGCCCACCGATGGAAGATATAGCAGAATTAAATTTAAAGGCTTATCAATGTAGTTCTGACCTTAGTAATCAATTGCATATAAGTAGTGTCCCAATGTTGGCATTTTTTGGTTTCCCTCAAACTTCAGAGGAAGTTTCTGCTGGCCCAGGTGAAGCGATAGCTTTTCCTGCTGAAGGTAGAGCAGAATATATAGAACCTAGTGGAACAAGTTTTAATGCTCAATATCAACAATTAGACAGAATAGAAAAACAAATAAATGAGCTTGGATTAGCGGCGGTATTAGGTCAAAAGTTGGTCGGAGAAACTAGTGAAGCCAAACGAATTGATCGCTCTCAAGGTGATAGCACCATGACGGTAGTAGCTCAACAGATGCAAGATATGATTGATAATTGTTTAGTTTTTCATGCTCAATATTTAGGAAGTAAAGCTTCAGGGAGTTGTTTTGTTAATCGTGATTTCTTGGGCATACGTTTAGAGCCTCAAGAGATTCAAAGTCTCTTGCAACTTTATACGGCGGGAACAATTACACAAGAAACTTTATTAAAGCAACTACATGAGGGTGAAGTTCTTGGAGATGATTTTGACGTAGAAGAGGAACTTGAATCTACGCAACAAGCTTCTTTAGTAGAAGTAGATCAACCTTTAGAAGAGGCAGAAGAAACAGAACCTGAAGAATTAGCAGAGCTAGAAGACGAAAACGACCAAGTCGAATAAATGGCAAAAATTGTTCCTGTCGGTGATGGAATACCGCCTGAGTTTTATCGCAATGCGATAGATCTAAATCGGTTTAGTAATAGCGTTTCTAAGAAGCTGGTTACTTCATATAACAACGTGATGCTAAAAGCTGTTGAGAAATTAAAAATTATTGAAGGGCAACCATTGAATGAAAGACCTGCATATAAGACTGCAAGATTAAGAGCCTTAATAAAACAAACAAAGCAAAGTTTAAATTCGTGGGCTAATGGAAGTGTTGATGATTTAATTGTTGAATTGGAAGGTGTTGCAAAAGTCCAAGCAGGATTTGTTGAGAGTCAATTAAAAAAATCAATTCCTAAAGGCATGGCTATGAAAATAACAGATCAAATTGGCTACTCTGTTAAATCTGTTGCTGTAAGTCCATCTTTTGCTAAATCTGTTGTAACAACTGACCCAACAGCTATAAATCTTGCTGTTTTACAAAGTGATTTAGCAGGTATTACTAAAGATAAGAAAGCAAGGACAAAAGGAACTTTTAAATTAACTGCCAAGCAAGGCCAAACTATAACTTTACCTAATGGCAACACAGTTAAAAAATCATTTTTAGGAATTGCACAGGCAGAAGCAAAGCGATTGAATCAAGTGGTTAGAAGTGGGCTTTTATCTGGTGACACGACTCCTGAAATCGTTAAAGAATTAGTTGGAAATTTAAAAAAAGATCAAAAAGGAAGTTTAAGCCAGTTACTTGCACAAGGAGGAGCTGCAACTAAAAGTGCAAATAATCAGGTAATAACAATTGTTAGAACAACAGTTAACCAAGTAACAAACACAGCAAGTCAATCTGTTTACAAAGCTAATCCTGATGTAACTGAAGAATATAGATACATTGCAACTCTTGACTCAAGAACTACTCCTGTTTGCAGAGATTTAGACGGTCAAGTTTTTAAATACAATCAGGGGCCAGTACCGCCTCAACATTTTGGGTGCAGGTCAACAACTGTAGCTGTTGTTAACTATAAAAAATATGGTTTTACACCTCCTCCTGCTGGGAAAAGAGCAAGCGTTGGTGGGCCTGTCCCTGCAAATACAACTTATGGAAAATGGTTATATGGTGAACGTGCAAAAGGGTCGAAGTTTAAGCCTGGAGCAGAGCAAATTGCAGCATTAGGGGAACAAAAGGCCAAATACTTTAATCGTCTTGCTAATAAATATGGCCCTGATCAAGCACTCAAGAAATTAATTAGAGAAGACAATACTGAGGTTTCTTTAGCTCAGTTGCAAAAGAGATATGGAAAACCAGAAGACATAAAAGCAAAAGTAATAAAGAAAAAAGCAGCAGCTCCAAAAGTAACTACACCTCCTGTAAAGCCTAAGACAGCAGGATTTGAAAAAAGATTAGTAGATTCAAACCCAGAAGATTTAATTAAAAAAGGACAAGAGCTTTTAGATGAAGTGGGGGGTTTGGATTACAAGGTAGTTGAAAGTTTGCATCGTAGATTCCAGTTGGTTAGGAAAGCAGATCCGACAAGATTTAAAAAAGCTATGGACATTTATATAAAAGGAGCA